CCATATCTTCTAAACTTAATACTTCTGGACTGTTATTTTTATTATTTTTAATGTTTAACGCATTTAATTGTTCTCCCATATCTTCTAAACTTAATACTTCTTGACTATTATTACTATTATTTAATGAATTTAATGAATTTAATGTATTTATCTTTTTACCCATATCTTCTAAACTATTGTTTTTACTTTTTTTATTATTTAACTCATTTAATTGTTCACTCATATCTTTTAAACTATTGTTTTTACTGTTTTTACTGTTTAAACATTGTTTTAAATGTAATCTTAACTGTTCATTAGATTTATATACCATATTCGAATCTATACATTTAGTATTTGGACATCGAACTAATTTTTTACTTTTACTTTTACTTTTATAATTCATTTTCATTGTTGTTTTTATTTTTCTACAACGTCCTGATTTAGGATTCCTTTCTTTTCCTAATCCGCATATTTTAGATTTAGATTTGGTTTTTATTTTTCTACACCGACCAGATGTAGGATTCCTTTCTTTTCCTAATCCACATATTTTAGATTTAGATTTAGATTTAGAGTTTGTTTTTCTACACCGACCAGATTTAGGATTTCTCCTTTTTCCTTTTGGACATGATTTAGATTTAGATTTGGATTTTATTTTTCTACAACGTCCTGATTTAGGATTCCTTTCTTTTCCTAATCCGCATATTTTAGATTTAGATTTGGTTTTTGTTTTTTTGCACCGTCCTGATTTGGGATTTCTCCGTTTTCCTTTTGGACATCTTTTTTTTGATTTACCCCCACCACTACCAAAAAAATTTTTTAAAAAATTCATATATTATTACAATATATAAAAAATCTATAAAATCTTAGTCTTATTTTTACACAAATTATATTGTTCACTTCTAAAATAATAGCCAGGGAAACAATTATTATAACTATTACATACTGGATATGGATTTAATACTTCGAAAAATCCACGTTTAACACCTGTTTGAATATTAAAATTTTCATAACGTTTTTTTAAAAAATATATCAATACCAATAAAATAATTAAAAATAAAATAAGTTTCATATAATATCATTTAAGAAAATATTATACTATTTTATAATGAATAATGATATTTTAAATAAATCTTTTAATAAAGCAATTGGTGGCGGATTATCAGGCAGTATGGCAATGGCTACACAAGTCACCACCCTAATGTGGTTACGAACAATTATGAATTATCAATATGTTAATGGTACAAATTTTAAATCTTCATTCAAAACATTATATAGTCAAGGAGGAATATTACGATTATATCGCGGTTATCCTGTCGCTATTATTAATGCACCCTTATTTAGATTTGGAGACACAGCAGCTAATATAGGTATTCTTTCAGCAACACAACATCTAGATTTACCATTATCTATCAAAACTGGGATTGCTAGTATTGGTGCTGCTAGTTGGAGAATGCTATTAATGCCGTTAGATACTCTTAAACTAAATTATCAAGTTAATGGAAATTTAAATATTTTAAAAAATAATATAAATTCAAATGGATATAAAGTATTATATAATGGATCATTAGCAGCATTTAGTTCTACATTAATTGGTCATTATCCTTGGTTTTTAACATATAATTATTTAAACCATTATTTTCCAGAATCTAAAAATGATAGTACTTTAGATAAATTATTTAAACGAGCATCTATTGGATTATATTCATCTGTAATATCGGATACAACATCTAATTTTGTAAGAGTTATTAAAACAATTAAACAAACTAGTGGAAATACATTAAGCTATAATGAAACAGTAAAATATTTATGGGAAAAAGAGGGATTCTATTGGATGTTTCGTGGATTAAGAACTAAAATTATAACAAATAGTATAAATGGAATAATTTTTTCTATATCATGGAAATATTATCAAGAAATAATGATGAAATAATTTTATTATTTATTTTGGTGTAAATGATACTCCACATCCACATGTCGTCGCTAAATTTTTATCTGGAATAAATACAAATTTACTTTCATAAATATTTTTATTATAATCTTCTTTAATATAATCTATAGTTGTACCAATTAACAACATTTCTGATAATGGTTCAATTGCTAATTTAATATCTTCTTTTTCTATGACACTAGGTTTAACTAATGAATCAAACCCTATTTTATCTATAGTTTCAATATTATAATTAAATCCATTACATCCACCACTATTTGCTGAAAATAAAAAAGCATAATTATTCGTTATTTTGGATATTTTTTTCATTTTAGATAATGCGGAATTTGTAATTGTAACTATTGAATTCATTAAAAGATATAAAGATATTTTTTTATTTTAATCTTAAATGGATATTCAAAATCATTTAGAAAGTCACCATGCTAAAAATAGTGCGAAATATATTAAAAATATAATTTATGGTGGAATAGATGGTATAATTACTACTTTTTCTATTATGGCAGCAGGATTTGGAGCTAATTTAGAAATGAAATATCTTATTTCTTTAGGAGTTGCTAATTTAGTTGCTGATGGATTTTCTATGGGATTTGGTGATTATATTAGTAGTTACTTTGAAGCTAAATATATTTTATCTGAAAAAGAAAAAGAATCATATGAATTTGACCATAATAAAGACTATGAAATTGAAGAGATGCATGAATTATATCAAAATGAAGGATTAGATAAAGAAGATTCTAAAAAGATAGTTGATATTTTGATATCAAAAGAGTCATACAAACCATTTTTTATTAAATCTATGGTTTCTATGGAGCTTGGATTAGATATACCAGAAACTAACTATCAAACTATTATTAAAAAAGAAGCATTAATTACATTTTGTTCCTTTTTATTATTTGGATTAATACCTATGTTGATTTATATATTTAGTTACTGGGCACATTATTACAATTATAATACAATATTTATTATAGATTGTTTTATAACTTTATTAACTATTAGTTGTCTTGGATATACTCAAGCTGTTATAACAAAACAATCTAAACTAATGGGATGTTTAGTTTTAACGATTAATGGGTTTGTTTCAACTGGATGTGCGTTTTTATTAGGATATGGATTAGAAAAATTGTTGCAATAAAAAATATGTTAATTTAAGAATACCTAATTATTTAATATCTATTTTTTCAATTTCAAATACTTACTATCACTTCTTCCTGCACTATGTCGTAATGTATAAATTTTTCGACATCTCCAATCTGTCCCTACTGCCTTTTCACTCATCAAATACATATCACCATTTTTTAATGTTGTTTTAAATATTTTTCCAACACTTTTAGATTCTACAAACCAATTAAAATGTAAATCCATACTTTCACCAACCCTAAATGCTACTACTTTTCTCCTTTCAGCATCTCCATGATAACCAATTCCACATTTCTTCAAATCAAAATATCTATTTCCTTCACAAATCAAATTATCACATTTTGAACCCAATACATCTCTTAATTGTCTTTTAACACATTCCAATGATGGAACACTATCATATCCAACTATTCGTCCTTTTTTCCTTTCATAATCTGGTTCACTACCATCATCACCAAAACAAACATTTGCCCTAGCATTTTTATTTAAAACTTTTTTTCTTCGCGTATCCCAATATTTCCTATCCCATTCAAAACTATTCATATCTCTATATATCTTCCATACTAAATCCATCCATACGAAGAAATTTTTCCAATCCTCCCCTAATAACCAATACATACGCATTTTCAATAGTTCCTAAAATACTAGTATCAATACCAGATAACTGTTCTTTCAAATCATATATAATCGATTCACATCCCAATTTTTCAAATATACCTTTATATGTTTCGAAATCTGTCAATGTAAATCCATCACCTTTTTTAACTAATGCTCCCACTTTTTCCATTCCAACATGATTTTCTCCACAATCACCAAATGTCAAAGATATAGTTTCACCACAATTTGAAAAATCTGAAGTTTTAGACATCATTAAATGTTAATAATATTTAGTAGTAAAATAAATAAATATTCAATTTTATACTATAAAATTTAAATTAATTTATTTTATCATTATATAAATGCCTAAGTTTAAATCTACAAAAAAAAGAAGTGCTCAAAAAAAAAAAGTATGTAAACCATATGAAACTACAAAATATATTAAAAAAAGTAAAAAATTAATGGTTTGTGTGGGCCATGGACAATGGAAAAATCATAAAACAATAATTAATAAATTAGTAAAAGATGTTAGCGCCAAACACCATACACAATCATTATATCTACCTAAAAATCACCAAAAAGCATTTATAAAATGGGCTAATGCAAATACATTAAAATATGTTAGAACACATACTGGTAAAACTAAAAGTGGAAAAAAATTAAAATATAATATGTTAACACCTAATGAAATTTCTAAAATGTTATTAAAAGACTTTAATTATGATGAACAATATCAAGTATCAAAGAAAAAAAAGAGTAAAAGAAAAAAAAAATATATATATAATGATAATCATGTTAGTGACTTAGCATTAATGTAAATTTTATTTAAACAACTAATCTTATAATATCTATAGTCTTATTATAACATTATCTATTTATCCTATTACAGGAGAGAATATTATTACTCCAATAATATAGAAAATGTAGTATATTATTTTATATAGTAAGAGTGCGCCTTTTCCAATAATAGTGTCGGCATAATAATTTTTAGGAGCACAACTGCGCCTGGTTGAGTGTGGCCATTCGACCCCACTACAACCTCCTACTAACATAGTAGAACCTTTTATTAATTTTCCATTGATTTCTTTGGTAAATCCATATTTAATTCCTAATTTCATATCTTCTGGTGATACTAATTTTCCATCATCATCAGTTATTATATCAAGTAATTTCTTAGAGTCTTTAACTTCCTCCTGCATTATTTTATTAACTGTCATTGCGCTAGAAGTTCTTTGATATTGTTTAATTTCTGTTTTTGTTTTGGCTTGTATTTTATCCATTAACTCTTTATTACTCAATTTATTAACATCTTTAGATAATTTTATCTTTTCTTTATTTGGAATCTTTTCGCACATTTCCATAATTTTATCAAATTTGGGTTTATTATTTTTTTTTAAATATTTCATGTGTGCAATTACTCTTACAATTAAAAGCTTGTCTTTAACTTTTCCAAATAATGTGTTAAATGGTTTAAATATTTTGGTAGATTTTAAAGACCTTGTTATTTTTTTTAAACGACTCTCACGTCCTCGTCCACGCATTTTATTTCTATATATACGCGATTTTTTACTTACTATCATTTATAATATTAACATATAAAATAATTTATTATTGTGTAGAAAATAATTTATTATTGTGTAGAAATCACTATATTATTTATAGTGTTATTTGGAAATTTAAAATATATAAAAAAAATATTAACTATTTTATATGATTTATGTTTTATTTTATTTATTAATAATCTATCAATTATTAATATTAAGCTATTATACTTTACGATTTATTTACAGACATTTTTTATTAAAAGAACTAGATTTAAATAAAAGATATGGTAGTAATAGTTATGTTATGATAACCGGTCCATCAAGTGGTCAAGGATATGTTTTTGCGAAAGAATTCGCAAAACGTGGATTTAATTTATTTTTAATTGGCTCAAAAAGAACTAATGCACTTATAACTGAATTAACATTATTATATCCAACTATAAACATTATATTTATTGAAAAAGATTTTAGAAAAGCCCATAATCCAACCTTTTTCAACGATATTAAACAAAATATAAAAACTATTAATGGAAATATATCAATATTAATTAATAATGTTGGATATAGAAGTGCTTGGATTCCATATCATAAAATGGATGAACAGCTTATAAATGATACTATAATAGTAGGTACAATAGTTCAATCCCAATTAACAAGAATATTAATACCATATTTTATTAAACGAAAACATCATAATGCTATTATTAATATTACCGCTCAGTGCATAATGCCTACATATGGACTTGGTGAGATTCTTGATAATGAAATATCTGTACCATTTTTATCAGTATATGAAGCTTCAAATGCTTTTGGATTTTATCAAACTAAATCTCTTATAAAAGAATACGAAAAATATAATCATAAAATAGATATATTAAATGTCATGCCTGGCGCAGTTTTAACAAAAAATACAAAATATTTAGAAAATACTATTTTTAATATCAAAGTTGAATCATTTGTCAAAAATATTATAAAAAGTATCGGTCATATTAATGGCAATTGTTATGGCTATTGGGGACACGAATTCTCAATATTTGTTATGAATATGTTCCCATTTATGAAACAAAAAGAATTATATAAAACTGGATTTAAAATAGCAACTGAATATATGAATACACCATCTAAAAAATATTAACAATTTAATTAAATATAACGTTTATAAATTTGAATTTAAAAATATAAATTAATTTATATTACATTAATATGGTGAATCTAAAACTATTAACTAGACCTGATGTATGCATTATTGGGTCAGGTATTATCGGCAATTCTATATCATTAAGTTTGGCAAGAAAAGGATTTAATGTTAGTGTTTATGATTCAAATCCAGCACCAGGTTATGGAACAACGTCTTATTCTAGTGGTATATGCCGAATGTATTATTCTTTATTAGATAGTGTAAAATTTTCATGGGAAGGATATCATTATTGGAAAGAATGGGAAAATCATATAGCGTATAAAGACCCAAATGGTTATGCTAATTTAAATGAATGTGGTGCTTTATTTTTAAAAAGTAAAAATTCAATTAATTTTTTAGAGAATTCATGCAAACTAATGAAAAAAGTGGGTGTTCCATTGAGTGATATGACATTTAATGAAACGGATAATATTGTATCTAAAATGGGTATGGATATATACAATACATATTCACCTATAAACATTGATGAGCCAACATTTGGAGAACCAGATTTTAATAATTTTATTGAAGGTTCGGTCTATTTTCCTAAAACTGGATATATTGGCGACCCATTATTAGCATCTTTAAATTTATATCATGCTTCAAAAGAACTCGATACACAATTTCATTTTAATACAAAAATAAATAAAATTCAGGTAGATAGCAATAATACTATTAAAGGCATTGAAACCCAATATAATGAATCAATTGATTGTCCTATTATAATTAATTGTGGGGGACCATATTCAAGCCAAATTAATAGTATGGCATTTGATGAAAACTTTATTATAAATGATAGTAATATAAAATGTCGTCCATTAAGAAAAGAAGTATCATATACCGATTTTGATAAACAAAAATATAATATTGATAAACAAGGTATGATAGTGATTGATTTAGATGTTGGTCTTTATTTTAGACCAGAAGTTGGAAATAAATTATTAATAGGTTCTACTGAACCTGAATGTGATGAGAAAATATGGGAAGATGATTTAGATACTATGGATACTAACAATACTGAACAATGGTATAATCAAATGTATAGGGCTTCTTTAAGAATTCCATCTTTACAAATACCAAATTCAAAAAATCAAAAATACATTGTTTCTACATATGATGTATCAGATGATTGGACCCCGATTTATGATAAAAGTAATATAAATGGTTATTATATGGCTATAGGTACTAGTGGAAATCAATTAAAAAACGCACCTGTAGTAGGCGAATTAATGGCAGAATTGGTAGAACAATGTGAAAATGGTTTAGACCATGATAATAATCCATTAAATTATAAATTAAAAAAAACAAAAGGGACTATTGATTCCAGCATGTTTTCACGATTACGTAATACACATTCTAATGATAAAAATGTGTTTGGTTAAGAATTAATTAAAATACTTAATCGATTACTTTAGTTACAATGTGTTAACGAATTGAAATAATCCATCAAACATATCATCCATTACCTCCTTTTTCTTGAAATTTTTAGAAGAATCAATAACATACACAGGAACTGTTTCCTTCTCAAAATTTAACCATTCATCATGTTTCTCATGTAGTGCTTTTAAATAGTCTAAAGGAATTCCTGATTCACCATCCCTATTTCGTTGTTTAATTCTATCATCATTAATTTCTGGTTCGCATCTTAAATAAATATATGCATCTGGTTTAACATTAAATTGTTCTGATAACCAATCATTCCATTTACAATAAATATCATATTCTAATTTTGTCATTTTCCCACTTTGATAACACAATTTAGCAAAACAATGATAATCAGTATAAATAGACCTTTCTACAAATACAACCTTTTCCATTAAATTATAATTTGTAATTAATTGTTCATCTTTTGGAATATTATTATCAATCATCTTATCATCGCCCCTCATAAATTCATCTTGAATCTTTTTAACTCTACTAATAAAACTATTCATTTGAAATGCAAAACTCCATTTATTTTGATCATCATAAAATTTTTCTAAGATATTTTTCCCATCACTATCTTTAGTTTCCATCCATTCATCAACAGGTTCTAATACTAATCTAGCATCTTTATTAATATTATCAAATTTAGATAAATAATTGTTTAAATTTTGTAAGAAAGTAGATTTACCACTACCAATATTTCCTTCAATGTAAATAATCATAATAATAAATATTAATATTTATCTTAAAATTCAATTTTATAATTAATTAATTAATAAATTAATTAATTCCTGTACAAGCTCGACAAACCCCATTTTCAGCAATAGGTCCAATATAAGCCCGTCTAACAGGTCCATATCCATGTATTTCTATTACAGATGTATTTCCACACATATAGCATCTTTCATGAATTCTACATGGTTGATAGTTCATTGGAACTACTCCTTGACCACATATCCAACATCTCATTCTTCCACACTCACATGTCGCACATGTACACTCAACTTCTTCTTCATCCAATCTTACTACATTATTGTTATTAGTATTATTATTAGTATTATTATCAGAATTCAACTCCCAACTATTCAAATTTTTTTTTTTTGGTTTTTTTATTGCTGAATCTCTTCTTGGTACATTATTATTGCGTTTTCTCTTTTTAGAATCCATTATATTATTTTAAAAGATATTAATTTAATTAAATCAATGTTCTACTCATTTTTTCATAATATATTATTAATGATTTTAAAGAAGTTGTCCCCGTCTCAACGCCAATATATGGTATTAAATCAATAGAATTAGTTAATTGGGATGAAGGTATATTGCCAGAAGTTACAGTTGTTCCATATGGAGACGAACCTCCTGTATGTGTTATATTATATTGCACTCCATTTACAAATATTCTAGCTAATCTAGAAGAATCAAGCGTTATTCTTAATTTATAAACAGTATTTGCTTCTACTGTAATAGGTAATTCTGATACATAATGTGTTCCAGCTATACTATGTATAAAATGTAATTTGGTGAAATCTGAAAATGTTTCACTATTTGTATCATCTGTTTGAAATTTAAAAAATAATTTATCGTTATTGCTTTCTACTAATTGATCTGATGATAAATTAATTCCAGCCCAAACTTTAACATCTGTAATAGCAGGAATATTTATAGCACATTCCCATTCTAATTGATTTTCGGTTCCCCATTTTGTATTTGTCCAAGAAGTTTCAATTGAATGTGATGATGTATGTGGTGCTATTATTGCTTGGTCTTGATCGGCACCAGCGGTTTTAATTAAAATACCTGGATTATTAGTATTAAATTCACATAATGCTGTTGTCATGTTTGTCCCTAATACTTTAAAATCTCGATTTGCCACTTTTTCAGCTAATCTAATTGCTGTATTAGCTGCATTTGTAGCATCAGTACTTGTAAAAGCCGTATTTAATACATTAGAAAGTGCTGGTCTTTGCTTAAACCATTCTTCTAAATAATATCTATCTGGATTTTTAACAAATCCATTATTTATAACAAGATTATTCGCATTATAAAATACTTCACTCATATTAAAATACAATAATTTATTCTTTAAATTTTTTATAAAAAGTTTTAAATAGAATTATAATTTGGTGGTGCTTTATTTCTTTTCTTTTTCCTCTTTTTTTTATCATAATAAATATTAACAATAACTAATAAGAATGACATAAATAACGCACATGCAACTATAAACCCAATAACTCTTGGAACACAAATTTCGTCTATTACTAATATTCCCTTTATATACATATTATTATACTCATAACAAGAATTATTATAGATTACATCACTTAAATAGAGTGTTGAATTATTATAATCTATTTTTGTATTAATAAACTCGTGATTATTAAATAAAGCTGTTTCGCATTTTAAATATTTTAAACAATTACATTTTAAATTAAAATTTTTGACATACTCTTTGAATCTATTATCAATTAAACAATTATCTATTGATTCATATAAAAACACATTTACCATTTGATAATTATTATCATCATCAAAATCATCAAAATAATTATCACAATTTGAATACATTATATTTGCTAAAAAAAAGAGTAGTAATAAAATCATTTAATTTAATTATTAAATTATCTTTATCTTATTTTTAAAAATTGAATTAAGGAAAAAATCTATATTTATTATAATGTCAAATCATTATACTAATTATTATAGTAATATAATTAATGGATTAAGTAATACACCATTTACAAATCCAAATAACACACATGAACTATTAAAAGATGCTAAAATGATATCTTTTAATGGACAGGAAGAATATACAGAAACTAAATGTCCTATTTCATTAGAACCATTTAAAAATAATGAAGAATTGATACAATTACCATGCAATCATCTTTTCTCTAAAGAACCATTATTAAATTGGTTAAAAGATAAACATACATGCCCTGTATGTCGACATGAATTACAATCAAATAAAGACACATTAGAACCATCTGTAGATGATGAAGCTATGAGACAATATCATTTATCTAATACTATTGATGGATTAATTGGTTATTTAACACACCGTTTACGAAACAATGAAATACAGGTTAGTGAAAGTCTTGAAGAAATATTTGAAATCTATTAAAAAAATATTGTATAAATATATATGGCTAATTTATGTGGAAAATATTGTAATTACAAATATTCTATATTTTTTATTATTATCGGGATATTATTAGGATATACTATTTATAATTTTAAAAAGAAGAAAGAAAAATATTCTTTAACTATTGAAAATAATGTTCCTCCACCATCTTAATAAATATATATATTATTATTAATGATAAAATATTTTTTTATTTTAATACTACTATTATTAATGATAAATATTTGCAACAATATTGATATTAGTTACAAAACAATAACTAAAGATATTAAAAATCATCCTAATTTTAAATATACAATTGGACCATTACCTTATTCTAATAAAAAATTCTATAAAACTGAAGTTGAACGATTTTATAATTTTGTTGATATTTTAAATAAACTTAAACAAATAGACTACACAAATAATAATCGATATGAACAAAATAAAATTAGCATTAAATTAGATTTCTTTAAACAAAATAATATCTTAAATTTTAATAAGCTAAAAGATTTTGTAGATTATGCAAATACATTTAATATTATGGTCGGATTTTCTTCAATGGGGAGAAAAGATAGAATTAATGAATTAAATACATATTTAAAATTATTAAAATATGGTTATAAAAATATTTTTATAACATTGGCAACATATCATAGCGATATAGATAAACGTGTTGATATTATATTAAAACATAATGGAACTATACGATTAGTAAAAGGATGGTATAAAGATGGTGATGTTAAAGATTGGAATATTGTATCCGAAAATTATTTTAATAATGCTAAAAAAATAGTAGAAAGTGGTAAATTTCATATGTTAGCAACACATGATTTTAAAATATTGCGTAAACTATATGATTTATATGGTTCTAAAATGGATAATATAGAAGTTATATTTTTTAAATTTAGTAAAAAATATGTAACTAAACAAATAAAGGTATTTCCATATGAAATAAAACACACATCTTTCTACAAACCATATGGAAGAATTTGTTTAAGTTTCTTTTATAGTTTGAGAAAAATGGATATATGGAGAGATATTCAACGACGCTATTTAAAGCTATAGTAAACATTTAGAATCCTAGCATTCCACCGATTCCACCACCCATTCCACCACCACCTATTCCACCCATTCCACCACCACCTATTCCACCCATTCCACCACCACCTATTCCACCCATTCCACCTCCAAGTCTTATTCCATTACCATTCATTATAATTATTCCATTTCCTGCTATAATTTGTTCAAATAGTTTTTTCTCTTCTGCTGTCATAAATTTCTCTATAATTTTATCATATAATTTTTTTATATATTGTTGTTTTTGTTCTTGATTTAAACTATCTTTATCTAAAATTATAGTTCTAACTTTAAAAAATGCTTGAGATGCCATTTCTATTGATTTCAACATTTGTTCTCTAGAAGATTTGATTTTATCTTGTTTATCTTTTACAAAATCTGTTTTCATGATTCTATCGACTTTATCATTTAATGCTTTAACCGCATTTTGGACCTCTTCCATTTCTTGTTTTGTATTATCTTTTATAGCTTTATCAATTAATTTTCCACTATTTTTTAATGTTTCTTTGGATTGTTTGTAAAGTTGTGCTTCTCTATCTAAAAAATCTAAATTAGTCAATTGATTGCCAGACATTTATTTATCTATTATAAAAAAAAATCTACGATTTTAACTTATTTACTTAAAAATATTAATCAATAATAATATAAATGCAAACATTAATTAACTCCTATAACTTATTATTATTAATAAAAAATAATAATAGTAATGGTGTAATTAAACGATTTGTTAAAAATAATAAAATTCAAAATATAAATTATCTATTTTATATTATTAATTATACAAATGATACCTATTATTTAGACTATTTACTTGAATTATTAAAAACTATAGAATATGATAATTCATTAGATACATTTATATTATTTAGTGAATTAATCATACATTTAAAAAAATTCAACTATAGTAAAAATACTATTATACTATATAAACAAAAAATAGCAGATATATTTAATTCGTTAAAAATAGATGAAACTAGAATTATTGATGATCCATATATATTAGGAGAATATCTTAAATATTGTTATAAAATTAAAAGATTGTTTAATAATAAAATTATAAAAAAAAAAGATTTATTATCATTGTATCATAGTATTATTAATAAATCTCTAAAATCATTAAGAAAACTTAGATTTAATGCTTTTACTATAAATAATGATATGTATAAATGGTTTAATTTATGTATAGGATTAGAAGCAATTAAAATATTAAAATTTAAAAATAATAATATTAAAATAAAACAATTACTAGAATTTTATTATCTTAAAAATAAAATAAATAATAATGCTATACATTATTCTTATAGAACCAGAAATTGGAATAAACATTTATTAATTAATAAAGTAATTTATGAAAATATGTTTTATCCTATACTATAATATGTGGTTCAATTTGTTCCATTGTTTTTGAATCTATTCTCCATATTCTATTATAAGTATAAATTTTGGTATTTACAAGGTCATCCGGAAAAATCCATTCATATTTATCTTCATCATAGTCTAAAATTTTATAAAATAATGGTGTAGGTGGAGGAGATGGTGATTCAGCTGTTACCAATCCAGTGTTTGTATCAATAATTCTCTTACTTTCCGCCCATTTAGTTAATCTTATTCTTAACATAACTTTTGGATTCATATTTTCTTGTAAATGTTCTTTTGTACCATTCCATCTAATATTCTCTTTTTCATCATCAGTAGCATTAGAATAATTATTATCTTTAGCCCATTTAGATAATCCTTCTACATCTATACCAATTTTAGGATATTTAATATATTTAACTTTGTAATATAATGAATGATTATTTTTTTCTTCTAATAGTGTTTCATCATCATATTCATTAAAAATATCCGGATTTTTAATTCTATCATTTATTAAACTATTAGTGCTACCTTGTTCCATAATTTCATATTGTATGGTTATAAACCCCATTGTAATGTTGTAATAATTCAAATAATTATAATAATTTAATCAATTTTATTTAAGCTTTTTTTTTAATCGTAAATCTGTAGAACTACATTTTCTACAATTTGTAGCCCGTTTATTAAGCCGTGCATAACATTTACGACATATTAACTTTTCACAATTTGCTTCATGTGCTAACTTTTTTAAACTCGGTTCAATCATTATTAATGTATTAATATATTATTTTTAAATATCAATTTTATTAATATGTAAATAAATATAAATGAAATCTATTAAAATAGGAGAAATAAACAATTCAGACAAGGGCTTAGGAAAGTTGAGAGATGCTGAGGGCAGACTAATGTGATGTTCGGTGACAAACGGCTATCGTACGGTTCGGTGAAGAAGCCCAAAGTCTAATAATTTGCTTTTTTTTTTTTTACAACTTTTTTTTT